TTGTCCCCTTTAATTTTCTGTTTTAATTTAATTTGTTCCTTTAAATTTTTAGGGTCAATTTCCTGTTTCGTGAGTGGAGTATCTTTTGTTATTCTTTTCTTTGGTCTATAAACGGGATAATCTCCGTTACCTATATTTTCCCACTCTTCTTGAAACCATCTTGCTAAACCTGATACTTTCGGTTTCTTACCCGTATATTCTCCACCTAATTCTTTGTATCTTTTTACAATCCAACCTGATTTATAAGCACTTGGTTTAGTATATTTTTCATCTGCTTCTTTTTTAACCTTTTCGTAAAGGTCTTTATCAACTGGTTCTACTTTACTTCGGGGCATTATATAATATACTTTATATAAAATTATTATTGGATTGTTCCCTTTGTGGTGTTGTTGGTCTTGGATTTAATCTATCAAATTCGTGTTCCTCTACTTCCATTTCTACATCTCTTACTATCTTAATACAACATACACTACACTCTTTACATTTGGATTTATAAGCCATACTTACTAATTTCAAAATAAAACCTGTCATCGTGGTAACAAACGCTACCCAAAATGTTTCACTTAAAGTCATTATATAATAATAAAATATTTTATAATGAAAGTTTTATAATTCAGCATCTAACCATACATTAAATACACCAACACACGAAGCATTAGTAGTTAATCCACCAGCAAGAGTTCCTTGAAATAATCCCGCTTGTGTTCCGCTTCCAGTTTCAAGTGTGATGTTAGAAAAACTCTGTTGTCCCCCGGGTCCATATTGACAGAAACCACTTATAAACGAGAACACAGGAATAGTCCGTTTTTCTACCATCCAATTCGTCCCGAACCTTGTTTGTGTAGCACTTACAATCCAACCTGTATATCCTGATGAATAATTTTCAAAATATCTCTTACAAAGTTGTAGTTCTTCTGCTAAAAAGTAGTATTCAAAATTGGTCGCATACGAACCTCTTTCAAGTTGGACTTGGGCGAGTTGAAAATCACAGAGTTCTGCTAATGGTATCCATATAGGGAAAATCATTAAATAACTACCAGCACCAATCGTCTTTCCACTTATACTTGGAATAGTAAAAGTATATGTATATTTAGTCCAAGATGTAGTTAAGGTTTGGCTTGAAAATAATGGAGTGTATAAATCAGCACTTCCTCCACTACCGAAACTTTGTCTAATTTTTACCTCAAAAGAGGTAGGTGCGGTTGTCGTATATTTGGCGTAAAATGAAAGTGTCGCTTCTTCACCAGCAAGAGTATAAACATTTTCTATCTTTTGCCCTACTCTCATTAAATCATTTGCTATTGTTATTTCTACATCGGCGTAATAATTGGGATTATTAGGGACATCTGTTTGCCCCGCAGTAAAACTACCTCTTGTAATAGAATGTGTCGCACCCGACCATTCACTTTGCCATCTATCGGCAAATTTTGTATCACTCGTTTTGTTTAAAAATGATGTCCCCCTTTCCCATATATCAAAATTTCCATTCATTACATAATTCTTACGAGATGGCGGAAATTCCCAAGTTGGGGCAGACGCTCCATTACTGGTTAATACTTGTCCTGATGTTCCGTAATTAGCACCTCCTAATCCTAATCTACCATTCTCCGTTATTCGTAATTTTTCAGTTACAGAACCACCATCAACTTTGGTTTGGAATTTTAATATTCCACCATTCGTTCCCTCACCTTCGGCATCTATTTCGCCGTGTTCGTGTGCGTTAGGACTATCGTAAAAAACAATCTTGCTCGTTCCACCTGTATTCATTTGTATATTCCCATCAAGTTCAAAATCTTCGGTAGGATTAGGGACATTAATACCTACTCTATTATTTGTTGTATCAATAGTAATAACACCCCCGAGTAGTTGATTACCTGATGAAGATATTTCTAAATCAGTCCCGTTTATATCCAAAGTTCCTGTATTTCCTGCTCCATCATCTAATAAAACCTTTTTATTTACTTTTAATGTATCTGTTGCTGGTAAAGGTGTAACAACGGCTTGTAATTTTTCTTTTGCTAATATCATCTGTGGGAATGTAAAATTACCTAAAAGTCCAAAATCAAAACCACTACCACTCAAATGACTAATAATAGGGGTTGTTGTTAAATCTTTTCCTAACTCTATTCTTGCCCCGTTACTGGAACTATCATCACCCGAAATTTTTATATTAGTGGTTTCGTTAGCAGATAAATATTCAACGCCATCTAAATCCTGTTTTTTTGGTTGTATGTTACTCATTTTATATTATATAGATATAAAATAAATAATAATATTAAAAGCCTAAAAAGGACACTCTAAAATGTGCGGGGGCGTAATCACCACCGATATTAACTTGTGATGAAGAATTAGTCCATACCGCAATAGTAGTCCCTGCTGTTAAGTATGCTACTCCTGATAAAGTAATAACGCTGAACTCACCTCTCGTTCCAAGTTGAGAGCCTGACTGGATAAAACCACCTGTGGCGGAACTATTACCTGCGAAGGCGGCGAAAGATGCCCCAGTGCCTAATTGGGCGGAAATTGCGTTAGTTGTTGGAGAACCTCGTGCTAATGCTGACCCCCATTCAACAGACCAAAAACCTGTAAATCCTGTTGGTATAGTAATAGTTCCCTGTGCTATATCATAAAGTCCTGTAAAACTATTATTAACATCTTGCGTAACATAAGTAATACCTGCTCCGTGAGTAGGAGATAAATAAAGGGATTTATTCCAAGTCCCTGCGTAAGATGTATAATAAACTCCGTTAGAGTAAGTTGGGGCTACAATACCTACGCTAATACTAATTGATGGAACAACGGCGGGAAAAATAGACCCATTAATAGTTATACTACCTGATGAAGATATTTCCAAATCAGTTCCGTTTATATCCAAAGTTCCTGTATTTCCTGCTCCGTCATCTAATAATATTTTTTTATTTATTTTTAATGTATCTGTTGCGGGTAAAGGCGTAACAACTGCTTGTAATTTTTCTTTGGATAATATCATCTGTGGGAAAGTAAAATTACCTAAAACTCCAAAATCAAAACCACTACCACTCAAATGACTAACTATTGGTGCTGTTGTTAAATCTTTTGCTAATTCTATTCTTGCTCCGTTACTGGAACTATCGTCACCTGAAATTGTTATTTTTGTGGCTTCGTCAAGGGATAAATATTCAACGCCATCTAAATCCTGTTTTTTTGGTTGTATGTTACTCATTTTATATTATATAGTTATAAAATAAATAATTAGGTTGATACTACTAACATTTCTACATAAGAACCTACACCATTTAAGTATGTGCTATCTAAACATTCTAATGTCCCACTCCAATTATAAGAGTTATTTGGTATGTAAAGTTCCATTATTAATGTATTACCTGCTCCTCGTATATATCCATTCGCTCCTGAAACACCATTAAACGATTGGTTATAAGTCCAATATTGTCGTCCATACGGGGCGTAGGTTGGGTCAGTATAGTTATAAGACCCATTACCATTAATTTTATTATTGATGTTGTAAATAGCGTAAGGGGGACTAACCCAATCAAACCGAGTAGGAAATAAAACAAAGTCCATATTTGTTTGGTAAAAGTTACTACTATCCCAAAAATTAAAAGTCAATCTAAATTTAACTCCATTCACGCTGGTTGAAAGAGTTACCGCTGGTTGTAATTTAATTTGGAAACTCTCTCCTGATGCGTAATTAGACCCTGAACTTGATGTAGTTCTACCACCTACTCCTGACATACTAATATAACCACCTGAATTGATGGGGTTAATAATGCCTGAATTGGACGCTCTACCTGTAATGTTTAAACTATTTAGAGTTAAATTAGTTGGTATTGTAGATGTTCCACTCGCAATAGCCGTTATTCTACCATCACTATCAAGGGTTATATTGGCTTCTGTGTAACTACCCGCAAAAGCCCCTCCTCCTGTATAAGCCGATTGTTGTTGTGTGCTATCACCTGAAAAAGTAATTTGGTTTGTATTTAGTAAATTTCGTGAAGCCATATCAATATTGTAAGCCCCTGCCGAATTTCCTACACCTAAAACTTGCTCTAATGTAGGAATAGCCGATGTTCCTGACGAAATAGCCGTTATTTTACCATTAGCATCAATAGTAATGTCTGCTTCTGTGTAACTACCCGCAAATGTTCCTGCTCCTGTATAAGCACTATTTTGGATAGTAGCATCGGGAAAAGTCATCTCTCCTGCCCCTCCATTAACAATCAGTTTAAACTTAATATTTTCTACTTCTAAAATCTCTCTGTTGCCTGGAAGAGTTGATGAAAAAACAATATCATTTAAAGTTGAAAGTCCCGCACTAAATACCTCTTGTGCCGATTGTGAAATAGGAAATCGTAGATAATTCGCATCTAAAAATGTTGTAGTTAATTCCGTCACGGGTGGCTCAAAGTATATGGGGTTAAAAACGGGGACTTGTTCCGTAGGTGGTAATTGTTCGCTCATTATTATATATATTTAGAAGATATTAATTTTTAAAAAATCTTTTGTTATAGTATAGAAAATGAGTAAAAAGGAAAAAGATAATAGGCAATTAACTTATCCTGAACTACACAATTGGTATGACAAAATACCAAAAAAGTTTCTTCCTAAACAACACAATCCTTACTTTCATATACATCATATAAAACTACCTTTCCGTATGCTTATTACAGGTTCAAGTGGTAGTGGTAAGACCCAAACCTTATTGTCCTTGCTCCACAATATGCCGAAAACCTTTGAGAAAATTGTTATCACAACCAAGAATAAAGATGAACCATTATATAACTGGTTAGATGAGAAATTTGAAAAGGAGGGTGGTTTTGAGATTAGGGAAATAGATAAGGACGGATTACCTGAATTAGATAAATTTGATAAAGAATGTAACAACCTTTTGGTAATGGACGATTTAGTTGGTGAAAAGAACCAAAAACCGATGGAGCAATTTTTTTTAAGAGCAAGAAAGAAGGGGTGTAGTTTAGTGTATATTACACAGAGTTATTACGCTGTTCCCAAAATGATAAGAAATAACCTGACCTATTTAATAATAAAACAAGTTTCCAGTATGAGAAATTTAACGATGATAATGAAAGAATATGATTTAGGAGTTAGTAAAGATGATTTGATTGAGATGTATGAAACTGCTACGGCTGATAAAAGTGGTTTCCTAATGATTGATTTAGAAGGTGATAAGAATAAGATGTTTAGAAAGAATTTTGATGGCTATTTTGAAGTAAAGCGTGATAAGTAGGGGGATTAATCCCCCTTACCCCCTTTGACTTACGAAGTTCTTTTGGCTTTACCTTTTTTTAAAAGGTATGTTAAAAGGTATATTTTTCTGTAAATTTACTGGATTTTCTTGGAAATTATTATCTATTGGTAATATATAATAATGAATAACCCTGCTGGTTTCGGTAGTATGATGATACGCAACTTGCGTAACCCTGCTGATTATAAGAAAGCCGTGATGACCCAAGACGAATTGTTACGAATAGCAATCGCAAACGATAGTAATATTGCCCGAGCAAGAAAGGATTTACAACTTGGTGTCCCTCCTCCAATTCCCCAAGCAAACTTATTAACTGCCGAACAATTGGCGTTAGATGTAGGTAAGCAAGAGAGTGATGCTTTGAGAGGATTTTTGGATATGGGTTTTACTTACGATGAGGCTTCACAAATAGTAGCCAAATTAAATCCCGACCAAATTGTTAAATTTAACGCTTCTTATCCTGCTGTTAGTAAAGAATTTGCTAATAAATATAATGTAAAACTTATCACTCCAACCTTTATGATTGATTATTTACAGAAATTTTTTGAAGAATTAGATGCTTCCAAAGGTGTATCAAGTGCTTATGGATTAGGATATGTTCGTGATAAATTTGATGAATTAATTGACACTACAAACGAGTTAAAAGCCGTTATACCAACAACAGACCAAATTAGAGGACTTATGGTAACGATGGAGAGGCGTTTTGATGAAATACCTGATATTGTCCGTCGTCCTATAATGGAAAGATTACAATTATTAGACCAATTATTACCTGATAGTCAATTATATGCCCGATTAGATGAATTACAACGAGAAGACCAAGCATTAGCATACAAATTGAACCAAGAATTACAGAACTCTTTACAAGGGTTACCAAGCAGAGAACAAGTTGAAAGAACACTAATGGATTTAGCCGATAGACGAGTTGGAGAACAAGATGCTTTAAGGAGAATTGAAATGGTTGTGGATAGTTTAGACCAAGACCAACTATTACGCTTACAAGAAATTAAAGGATTAATCCAACAAGTTGAAGCCCAACAATCCCGAGTTTTTGGTTTAGTTGAAGGTGAGGTAGTAGGAGCAAAAGAGTTCCCATTAAGCCCAAGAGGGGATTTAGATATTACTTTTGGATTATTAGGTGACAACAAAACAATAGTTCAAGTGTTAAGTGATGGTAAATTATTGAAAATGGATAAACCTAAATTGGATAAAATAAATAGAGATATTAACGCCCAAACGGGTAGTAATCCCGCCTTCACGATTAGAAATTTACAACAAGTTTTAAGAACCGAAAGTGACCCTACGCTTGTAATGGCTATTAATGGTAATGAATATAGTAAAGAAGAGGGACAATTTGAGAGTAGTGCTTTAACGGGTGAAACTACATTACCAAGTGTTTCTACTGGAACTGCGATGACACCTTTTAAATCGGGTAAAGGGTTAGCAAAAGTTCCCAAACGAAAAGTAGCAACGGGTATATCTACTAAAAAAGAACCGCCATACAGACAATTAGGAAAATATGTAATCCACTGGAAGCAATTAAATGATAATGATATGTTGAATGTTAAGTATAAATCATTAGGACGAATTCCACAATTTAAACCTGTTCCTGTAAGTGATGTTTTTAAAGAGTATGTTGTTGATGTTATTGAAAGTGGTAAGCACAACCAAAGACACTACGAACAAGTGCCTATTGAAGAGCGAAAGATGTGGGAAAAAATCGTAAGTGGAGCGGGTTTAGGTAATACATTAAAAATCAAGAAAACCATTAGTAATAATGACAAAGATGATATGGAAAGATTTGAGATGTTAAAGGGGCAATATCTTGCTGGAAATAATAATGCGTCTGTTATTCGTGAATTAAGACGATTTGTAGTAAAGTTTTTGAGCGAGGGGAAACTGAAACGAAACCAAGCGTTAGATTTGTTATTGGAATTAAGTGTTTAGGAGGATTATAATTTTCTACTATTAATATATAAATATGAGAACACTTATTTTAAACCAGAGTAATATTGTGCCTAATACGAATAATAGTGTTTTGGAATATACTTTTCCTGCGGGTAATATCCATATTGTTAAGGGGCAAAAATTAGCACTTGGTAGTTTAACGATGTATTATTCAACTTTTAATATTACCACTACCTATAATAATAATCAGTTTCAATATGTATGGGTTGATGGTTCTGTTGTGAGTGTAACAATACCTAACGGGTTCTACACGATTGCTACTTTGAATGATTTTTTAGAATTTACGATGATAGCCAACGGACATTATTTAGTTGATAGCACTACATCTAAAAATGTTTATTTCCTTACAATAGGCACTAATGTATCGTCTTATAGAGTTGAACTAACTACATTCCAAATGAATTCAACACTATTCCCACCTGCTTCTTATATTGTGCCGAGTGGTGCTACTTGGGTTGTTCCCACTAATACAATTGTGCCGATGTTTCAGTTGTTACCTAATGCTTTTAGAGATGTTATTGGATTTAGTAATGCTGGTTTTTATCCAAATGGTAATCAATTTACGCCCAACTACGCACAAGCCACTATTACGGGTGTTCCCCCATTACAAACACAAACGCCTACTTTTAGCAGTAATTTAGTATTTAGTAGTGATGAAGCCCCACAAGTAGCCCCATTTAGCAGTTTTTTGTTGAGATGTAACCTGATTAATAATAACTACGCTGTTCCTAACGATTTGCTTTATTCGTTTGCTCCTACTGGTGCTTTTGGCGACCAATTTACTATTGCCCCTAATCAGTTGATTTTTATTGACATACAAGAAGGACAATACAATAGATTTACATTACAAATTACAGACCAAAATAATCAACCTGTTGCTATACAAGACCCTAACTTTGTTATTCTATTAATTATTAGCAATATTGGTGACATTAGCGTAAATTAATTTTCTAAATCTAATATATAATATGCCGTATATCCACAAGTTAAACAAGAAGGGAAATGGTAGATATGTAATGCGACCAACAAGTATGTTGTCAGGAAGTTTAGCAAGACATCACAAAAGGACTTATGGTTCGGGGATAACTAATGATGTTTATGAGAATGGTAGATTACACAAGGCAACTGAAACTTTAAGAAATCTAAAAGTATCCAAACCCCGTCTGCCGAAAAAATACATCACTTTTGATTAGGGGAATAATCCCCTATACCCCCTTTGCCGAAAGATATTTAGAGATTTCGTAAGTCATTTTGGCTTAACCTTTTTTGAAAAGGTTTGTTTAGGTAAAAGTTGTATATCCATTATAATTTTTTTCTAATTATAATGTATAAATATGGATAATCTTGTCTTTGAAGAAAGCATCAACACCGAAGTTTCGTCAAGCGAATTTGTGGATAAGCAGTGGCTTTATGTGAATGACAACAACAACTCGTCATATTCTTCCCAAATTGTTTTAGACACTACTCCCCTTTCTAACGCTGGTGGTTATATCGGCTGGATGGAAAGTTTCTTGGCTGTCCCCCTTGTTCTTCAAGTCCAAAGTGCTGGTATTTCAAGTGATACTGCCCCATCTTTGGATTGGTTTTTAGGAATGAAAAATGGATATTGGAATATCCTACACTCTCTTACCTGTGAGTTCAACAACGGAAACATTATCCAACAAGTTCCTTTCCTTAACTTGTTTTGTTCTTTCAAGGCACTTACATCTTGGTGTGATGCTGATGTTAAGAACTGGGGTGCTGTTTGTGGTTTTTGCCCTGATAGTTCCCGTTCTTGGCTATATAATAATGTAGCCCCCGCATATGTGAATGAACTTCAATCTGGTGGTTCTGGTGTATGTAATAACCGAGTTTGTCCTTATGTTGATATTTCAACCGCAACATCTACATCAACTACAAGCGTTATCACAATTGCTCCTTTCACTCCAACTGCTACTTTTGCTGGTGTTGGTCCAACGGATACAAGTGCCGATACCGCATATACCCCTGCTGGTTCAGTCACAATTGACCCTGTTACCGCAACTGCTACGGCTGTTGATACATCTACATCAAGTAGCGATAGTCAGTATATTTCTTGCTGTTTTAAATCTGTTAGTGACTTGCGTTGCTGGTCTAACGAAGGTCTTAAAAAGAGAATTGAATACCTTAACTTCTCTACTCTTCTTAACCCTGGAACAAGTGCTACCGATTACGGAAATAACCAAAGTGCTTTGATAGGTAATGCTACCCAATTCAACCAAGCATTCCAATCTTATATCGTAAGAGGTGCTGGATACAGAGCAGTTGTTTTTGACGCTATTATTCGTTTGAAAGATGTTGCTGATTTCTTTGCGAAATGTCCTTTACTTAAAGGTTCTACGATGCGTCTATACCTTAACACTAACCAAGTATATTTTACTGGTTCTCTTTTAGCCCCTGTTGTCGGTGCTGATGGTATCCAAACTTCTTCCGCACAATCACTACTTACATCTGCCCCTGTCATTCTCGGTGGTGGTGGAACTAACCCTGTAATGGTATCATCTAACGATATAGGACAAGGTGCTTCTCCACTTGACCCTGTTTCAGGTGCTTTGGGTAACTGGGTAGATTACGCAGTTGGTTTGTCAATTGTTAGAACACAATTCTCTCAACTAACACAAGTCATTACTGCTCCTGTTACTTCTACACGATTGTATGCTCCTTGCTACACGATGTCACCAATAGCAGAACAGAGATACTTGTCACTTACTCCTACCAAGAAAGTTCTTTATAACGATATTTTCCAGTATCAGTTTGATGGTATTGGTTCGGGACAAACTTTCAACTTGCTTGTTAGTAATGGTATCCCAAATATCCGCTCTGTATTAGTCATTCCACTATTAGCACAAGCACAGAACGGAGTTGCGGGTGCTTTGGTTGATGCTGCTGCCGCTTCCAGAACATCTGTCCTAACCAGTTCTCTACTTTCACCCTTCTCAACTACGGGAGGAACACCTGACCCAATTGGATTAACAAACTTCAATATCCAAATCTCGGGTAAGAACTTGTTTATTAACAACCTTCAATATAACTACGAAGAGTTTGTAGAACAACTTGTATCCAGTAACCAGTTGAATGGTTCTCTAACTACATCTTTGGGTTCAGGACAAATCTCATACGAGGATTTCCAAAGTCTATACAGATACTACTACGGAAATGCTTGTCGTTCTATCCCAAGTGAAGATGGTGTAGCAAAAGCAGTCCAACTTCTTGGTGTTAATAACTCTCAACAGACTATCTCACTAATGTGCTTCGTAGAATTTGAGAGAGAGATTACTATTGATGTAAGAACGGGAGCAAGAGTAATGTAATAGAGGGATATATCCCCCTAACCCCCTAACTAACGATTTTTTAAAATTTTTTAGAAATTCTGTTTTGGTATTACCTTTATGAAAAGGTAAAGTTTAGCAATATTATTATTTTATTTTCTTTTTATATAATATAATAATGGTAATTGGAAGCCAACAAGAGTATGCGATGGGGCATCACCCCGCTTATAGACACGGAGGCGTTGTAGTAAAACTTTCTTCGGCTCAACAAAGGGCTTTAAAAAATGGGGGTGCTATCACTATTTCCCCAAAAATGTTAGTAGATGGTGGAAAACATATTTTAGAAATGGGTGAAAAACAAGCCAAAAAATTTATGTCTGCGATGAAAAGAGGCAAAGGTTTAAGGATTAAACAAGGTGATGGGTTCAGTATGAAGCATTTAGGGCATTCTATCTCCAAAGGGGTTAGTGATGCGGGAAAAGCAGTAGGAAGTGCTTTAACCAGTAAAGAAGGAAAAATAGCCGTTAAAGGGCTTGTAGATGTAGGATTACCAGTTGCTCTTGGTGGAGTAGGTGAATTAGTGGGTGGTCCAGCGGGGGCATTAGCAGGTGCGAGTGCGGGTGCTATGGCTTCCAAAGAATTGGACGCACATTCCAAACAAATTGGTTATGGAATGAAAAAAAGAGGTCGTCCAAGAAAGAAGGATTTAGTAAGAAGTGCTATTGATGATATTGAAGATTTAGGTTACATTATTAAATCCAAAGAAGGAGGCAAACTTAAAGGTATTTCTAAAAAAATAAGCAAAGGTGCGAGAAAAGCAAGTTCAGCCGTTATTGGTAAAAAAGCAACAAAGGCAATAGAACCAGTATTGGATAAAGCCTATAAAAGTAAGGCAGCACAGGCAATTGGAAAACAAATTGTAGAACAAGGTGCTACTGCTATTGGAACTGCTATCGGTGCTTATGTTGGTGGTCCAGAGGGGGCTATAATGGGAGAACAACTTGGTTCTAAACTTGGTAAAGCAGGGTCTTCCCAAATCGGTAAGAAAAAATCAGTTAAAAAATTAGGAAACGATTTATTGAGTGAAGGTAAGAAGATGGCTTTTGAGAAACTTGATGCCTTGATTGATGAGAAATTGACTGGTAGAGAGAAAGAAATTGCGAAGGCAGCCATACGGGGACAAAAGAAAGGAGTTGCTTATGGTGCGGTCGGTTACGCCAAAGATTTAGCAAGAGAAAGTATGTCAGCCCCCGAAAGAATGGAAGAAATGAAAGAAGGACAAGGATTTTTAAGTCACTCTAAACGAATGATTGAACCCGCACACTCACACCCGTCTTTTAGTCCGTTTGCTCGTGTTAATTCCGCACAAATGACACCTTATATTCACGGCTCACCACAATTAGCAAAACCCGTCGTCCGTAGAATAGGAGGTCAAGGACTTGCCCCACCAGGGTATCGTTCAGGTATGGGAATAAATCCACCAGGTATGTCAGGAGGGGCTATATATAACCCTACTGGTGACCCGATGATTACACGACAAAATGAGAGAATTGGTAGAGTTATGATGCGACACAGATTAGGAATGGGTATTAATCCACCAGGTTAAAATAATTACTCGTTCAATTTTAGATATTTTAAATATTTAGTAATTATATATTAGATGGTTTCTATAATTACTAAACCTACAAAGCCTATTTTTAACGACGGACTTCTTGACACAAGAATGAATTTAGGGCTAAAAAACGAAATTCATTATTTTGATGAAATAAAAGATATATTTAGGGAATTTGAACCTATTACTCATACATTAGGAAGATTTGATACTTTTGATTTTATAAGTGATGATGCCGTGATTGAACTGAAAGCCCGTAGTGTAGATAAGACTGATTATAAAACGACTATTGTAGGAATGGATAAAGTGAAAATGGGATTAAAGGAATTAGAAAAAGGAAGACGGGTATTTTTCTTATTTGGATTTTTAGATACAGGTTTAGAGATGTGGGAAATGGAAAAAGATAATGATGAATGGAAAAAATGGAATACAAGGATGGTTAAATGTAAGCGACAAAGCGGTTATTATGATAAACTCCACCTTGAAATACCAGTAGAAATATTAGAATGGATAAGTGACAAAAAACCATTAGAAGACCCCGAATATATTAAATACAAGAAAAATGATATAAAGGGCGTTTGCCTAATAAAATTGTAGCGATATAGTATAGAATGGCGTTGAGTAATTATGATATTGAAACAATTTGTAATAATTTAAGATTAGATTGTAGGGGAGTATTTAGTAAAGACCGACTACCGAAACACCGAAGGGTTGGTTCTTATTATGTCAATTTAGAAGATTTTGATGATGGAGAAGGAAGCCACTGGGTTATATTTAGGATATTTGATAATGGTAAAGCCATCTATTTTGACCCGTTTGGAGTATTACCACCGAAAGAAGTCCAAGAGTTTTTAAAACCTTTTAAGCCGTTTGCTACCAGTAATAGACATATCCAAGAAAATAAAAGTAATAAGTGTGGTTATTTTTGTATTGCTTGTGATTATTTTTTTACTTATGACGCAATTAAGAAAAGAGATGTTGATGAAAATTTTGATGACTTTTTAAATATGTTTAGCGAAGATAAATTAAAAAATGATAGAATTGTAATGGAATATTTAAGGAAATAAAATATTTAGTTAAAAAACCATATAAATAAATATCCCAATATAATATAAATGGAAGAAGAAAAGAAATCTACTTATACACCAGCGATGAAATCCGCTATTTACAAACACAGAGAAAACCACAGAGATGATTACAACCGACGGCAAAGAGAATACTATTCCAAGTTTAGCGAAAATGAGGAATGGAAACAAAAATTTAACGAGCGATGCCGTGAAGCCAACCGCAAGTATAGAGAAAAGAAAAGAGGCGAAAATCCACCACGCCCAAGAGGAAGACCAAGAAAAATAATAGAGGATAGAGTAGATATTCCTATTTGTGCTTAAAAAATCTAATCTTATAGTATAATGCCTTATAAAATTAGAAAATTACCTAATGAGAATTATTATAGGGTTAAGAATGCCGATACTGGTAAAGTAATGAGTAATAAGACTACAAAGGAAAAAGCAGAAGCCCAAGTAAGATTATTGATGTCATTAGAGAGAAAAACAAAATAAGATATTTAGTAAAAAAAGGACTTAAAGAGAATATCTTGTATATATGTATAATAAGATGACAAACATCAACCGCCCCGACTTTAAGACTGAAAACGAGAAAGTTATTGAAACTTACTTGAAAAATTGTGATGAAACAGAAATAGACTATCTATACAGAAATCAATATGATGATGATTTATACATACCCCCGATTGATAAGATTTATGAGGAGGGTGATATAGTCTATAAAATTTATTGTTACGGAACTAACCTTGAACGAGTAGATAAATACTTGTGTAGAGTTTTTGAAAGTGATGTAGATTTACAAGCCGAATTAGAAATTTTAGAATTAGAGAGGCTACACAGAGAAAGTCAGTATTAAATAAAAAATTGAAAAAAAATTGAAATGAATTTCTTAATCATTAACTACAATTAATTATTAAGTATTTAGGAAAAATTGAAATAGAGGTTCTAAAATTGATTTTTATAAAAAATTGAATTTAGAATATCATATATATATTTATTGAAAAAAGGATTTAAAGAGAAATTATTATCTAATATATATTATATACAGATGCCGAGAACTTACCCACGATTGAGAGGTTTAGCAAATAACCGCCGACGCTTATTGGAATATGTTGGATATTCAAGTATTAGAACTTTTAGGAGGGAAAACGCTGGTTACAATACAAACGACCAAGCATATAGGGACATTCTTAACTTGTATAACCAACAACAAGACCTTTTAGAAGAACAAGCCAAAGAGGAGCGTAGAGCAATAGCCCAACAACGCCAAAATACCAGACGACTTACCCGTAATATTATGAGGCAAGTAAATAATAGTATAGAGATACCTACCGAGCAAACTTTTAATGTTGATTATAATGCTATTCGTGATATGCGACCATTAGTAAATCAACTCATACCTGCTTTGAGTAATGCTGGAAGAAGAATGTATTTAAAAAGCGGACAACGGATTTATATGTTAAATGCTGGAACTATTAGAAAATTAGATGATGTATTAGCACCTGAATTTGTAGTAGAGCAGATTGATAGTGCTACCGAACTACTAACCGCAATACGAGAAACTGGTGATATTGAATTAGTAATGATAGCACAAAATATAGAAGGAAACCAACAAGTTGAGGGAGGGTTATTTCCATTCAATCATACATTAGAAAAGGTTGATTTAAGGCGGTATGCGATTTTCCACAAAGATACTGAATGGGGAGAAGAAACAAATGATAATAATTGTTTAATTACTGCTTTGAAAAATGCTGGTATTGATACAACCGCAGTAGAACAATTTGTAAAAAATCAGTTTATACCCCAAAAGTATCTAAAACAAATAGCGGGGGTTATTAAGAGGTATATTGTTGTAAAACCACTCTATACTGATAAAGGTAAAAATTGCTTACGAAAATACGGAGATGAAAAAGACCCTATTATAAATTTAGGATTAATTAAATCTCACTATTTCCTAATTGAACCAACTGAATACACTACTTATGCTATTGAGAAATACTTTGAAATAAATACATTAGATAAATGGAATGAGATATATAAAAAACGAGATGATTGTTACAGAAAAGATAAAAGCCGATTTGTTGATAGTTTCACATTAATAGCAACCTTACTGAAAAACAAAGAAACACACTTGGTAGCCTTTGAGGGATTAGAAATTTATAAGATGAATAACTACCAAAAGTATGAGGAGGACATCTTTAAATCGTTAGATTATGATGATAGTATTCAAGAAACAAAATGGAATAAAGAATTAGAGGAATTTGAAATAATAAATCCAACGGGCTGTTTGAAAGCAAATGAATGTAAAAAACCATCTACAAAGAAAACTATACTTGGTATTGATTACTTTGACTTTGAAACATCTACTAAACGCACAGACGGGATACAAGTTCATCACAAACCATATTTAGTCTGTTGTAGTGAATTGAATGGAGGATTTTACGGAGAGGATTGTGGAAAGCAATTATTAGATTACTATACCCGTAAGTATGGAATTGAACTTAAAGATTTTCCAAACCCAAGAAAAGAAAGACCTGTTTTCATCTTAATAGCACACAATAGTGGTTATGATTTTAGATTTCTATTAGAGCATTTTGATACGATAGAAACAATAGAAAAGGGAACTGGACTTATGACTGCTACTTGTAATTACTATTATGAAAGTTATGATAAATATAAACCGAAAGGTGAAAGAACATCAATTAAGAAATTAGTATTTGAGATAAGAGATAGTTTGAAAATGATTAATATGCCTTTAAGTAAATTTGGTAGTTGTTTTGGGCTAAAAATTGAAAAAGAAATTTTACCTTATGACTTATACACAGAGGAAAATATTAAAAGAAAATACATACCAATTGAAGAATGTTTAGAATTCTTACCTGAAAATCAACACGATGATTACTTGAAAAATTGTAAAAAGTGGAGTTGTTTATGTAATATAACTGAAAGTGATAAAGGAAAGAAACCAAAATATATAAATATTTTAAGATATTCTTATGAGTATTGTCGTATGGATTGTGCTGTATTAAAGCAAGGATATGAAAAGTTTAGAGAGTTAGTGCTTGAAGGTTTAAAATTAGATATTTTAGACTATATCTCACTTGCGAGTGTTAGTGATGATTATTTAAAATGTAGAGATTGTTATAATGGGGTTTTACAAATTGCTGGAATACCAAGAGCGTTTATCCAAAAATGTGTAGTAGGAGGTAGAACTATGTGTGCTGAAAACAAAATGTATAATATCCAAGATAGAGAATTAGCGGACTTTGATGCTGTTAGTTTGTATCCAAGTGGTATGGCGAGAATGCGAGGGTTCTTAAAAGGAAAACCAAAAATAATAAAAACTTTTGAACCAGAAAAATATGATGGTTATTTCATCTGTATTAGAATAAAGAAAGTTGGAAAACATCTTAAATTTCCACTATTGAGTTTTATTGACAAAAAAGGTGTAAGGAATTTCACAAATGATTTAGAGGGTAAAATAGTTTATGTTGATAGAGTAGGATTAGAGGACGCAATAAAGTATCAAGAAATAGAATATGAATTTATAAACGGATACTATTATGACGAGGGACACAATCCAAAAATTAATGAAACTATCCAATACTTATTTACTCAACGACTAAAACAAAAAGCCGAAGGTAATCCTTTACAACTTGTCTTTAAGGAATGTATGAATTCGTCTTACGGAAAGTCATATTTAAAACCGATAGATGATAATAATGAGTATGTAAAAAATGCTGATTGGAACCAATTTATAAATCGTAATTTCAACCAAATAAAAATGGCTACTCCTTTATATAATGGAAAAGGTTACAAGGTTAAAGTGATGAAACCAGTAAATCAACATTTCAATAACGCACAAGTAGGTGTAGAAATATTATCTATCACTAAACGAATAATGAATGAGGTGATGTGTCTTGCCGAAGATATGAAACTAAACATCTATTACCAAGATACTGATAGTATTCATATTGAGGAAAAGCAAATTAAACTATTAGCCGATGAATACAAAAAGCAACACAATAGAGAACTGATAGGAAAACAAATGGGGCAATTTCATACTGACTTTGACCTTGAAGGTTCTGTCGGTGATATAGTAGCCGAGAAAAGTATATTTCTTGGAAAAAAGGCTTATATAGATAAATTACGCAGTCAAGATAAAGATGGAAATATTATTTATGGCTATCATATTCGTTTGAAAGGAGTTCCTGAAAATAGTATAAAATTTAAGGCTGATACCGAGTATGATGGTGATGTATTTGCTATGTATGAGGAGATGTTTCAAGGTAGGGAATTGACTTTTAATTTGTTGGCTGTGAAACCGAAATTTGAACTGAAACGAGATATGACAATTGTCAGTAAGAAAAAGTTTGATAGGAAAGTAAAATTTAAGACGACAATAGAGTAGAATAATTTTATTTTAAACATTTAATTAAGACTATAAAAAAATACCCTTTTTTTATCGTCAT